ACTTTCGAGCTTGGCGGTATCTATGTAAACTTGAAGGACTACAATGTAGGTACCAACAAGGGCGGCGAAGTTACCATGTTTGATGACTTCGATATCGACTACAACGCTCAGAAGTACTTGATGGAGACTCGTTGCTCCGGTACTTTGACTAAGCCTTACTCTGCAGTAGCAATTGAGTTCGTTCAGCAGCAGTAAAATGTAAGCGCTTACAAAAAATCAAAATGGAGATGTAGATATGGCTAAATGGTATGGAAAAATCGGTTACGCAGAGCTAGTGGAAACTATCCCTGGTGTATGGAGCGAGCAAATTACAGAGCGTGCATATTTTGGTGACGCCATTCGTAATACTCGATTGCTGCAAAATTCCGGACAAGTTAACGATAACGTTAATGTAGGAAATCAGATCAGCATCGTAGCCGATCCCTATGCCAATCAGAATTTCCATGCGATGCGTTATGTTGAGTTTATGGGGAATAACTGGAAAATCACAAATGTAGATGTCCAGTTCCCTAGACTAATATTGACTGTAGGGGGGTTGTATCACGATGGCGAGCAGGCTTGAATTGCAGACAAAACTCGAAGAGTTGTTGGGAAGTAGGAACGTGTATTATCAGCCCCCTGCAAACAAAATGATGCAATATGACGCAATTCGGTATTCCCTATCGAATCCAGATAGCAGGTTTGCCGATGATAGACGTTACAAATTTATGAAATGTTACGACTTAATAGTGATTAGTAGATTACCTGATCCGGAAGTTGTGGATAAGATTCTTGAACTTCCTTATTCGTCCATAGGTAAACCCTATGTGGCTGATAATCTCAATCACTATCCTATAACACTATATTTTTAAAAGGAGGACTACAAAATGTCTAAACTTGTTTGGGACCAGACTGGCCAGCGTTTGTATGAAACTGGCGTTAAGAAGGGCGTACTTTATCCCCAGGGCGAAGGCGGTACCTATCCCCTTGGTGTAGCTTGGAACGGATTGACTGCAGTAACCGAGAGCCCTAGCGGTGCAGAGGCAACTCCTCTGTATGCAGATGATATTAAGTACCTGAACCTTATCTCTGCTGAGGAGTTCGGTGCTACTATCGAAGCTTATACTTATCCTGATGAGTTTGCTGAGTGTGATGGTTCTGCTGAACTTGTTCCTGGCGTTATGCTTGGACAGCAGGCTCGTAAGGCATTCGGTTTGTCTTACGTTACTACTCTGGGTAACGATGTTAAGAACAATGACTATGGTTATAAGCTTCACATCATTTACGGTGCTTTGGCAGCTCCTTCCGAGAAGGCTTACGCTACTATCAATGATAGCCCTGAAGCAATCACCTTCTCTTGGGAAGTTACCACTACTCCTGTAGCTGTAAATGGCTTTAAGCCCACTGCATCTATCACTATCGATTCTACCAAGGTTAATGCTGAGAAATTGGCTGCTTTGGAGGCTATTCTGTATGGTGGCGAAGGCGAGGACGCTCAGCCTAGATTGCCTCTTCCTGACGAGATTGCAACTCTGATGGCTACTGAAGGAACCAATGTTGGTTAATTAACTGACAAATACAAAGACAGTAACTGAAGGGCCCCGCTTAATCGGCGGGGTCTTTTCTTTTTAAAATGAAAGGAGACTATTTTTATGATTAAGGAAACAATTACTTACGAGGATTTTAACGGAAACCAGAGAACTGAGGACTTTTATTTTAACTTGACCAAGGCAGAGATCACCGAGATGCAGTTGAGCACTACCGGCGGCTTTGATGAAATGGTTAAGAAGATTATCGCAGCACAGGATACGCCTGCTCTTATCGATATTTTCAAGAAGCTTGTATTGAAGGCTTATGGTGAGAAGAGTGATGATGGTAAGAGATTCATGAAGAAGGGCGGTGCTTTGGCTGAAGAGTTTGCTGAGACCAATGCATATTCCGAATTGTTCATGAAGTTGGCTACTGACAGCGATGCGGCTATTAGATTCATCAACGGTGTTGTTCCTGCTGATTTGGCTCAGGAAGCTGCAAAGCAGGGTGACATTGTAGCCATGCTTCCTCAGGCATAATTATGAAAATTACGGAGGATGAGAGACATGCTTCTGATAAAAGTACCGATTGGTCCTGAAGAATGGGATGCGTTGAATGAGACATTCATTGAGCCGCCGATGGTTGAACTTGAACTGGAGCATTCTCTCGTCTCAATTTCAAAATGGGAATCGAAATGGTGTAAATCATTTATCTCTAGCAAAGAGAAAAGTTTTGAAGAAACCGTAGATTATATAAAAATGATGGTATTGACAGAGAACGTTGATCCTGATGTGTTTAATCATCTCACTCAGGAGAATGTTAATCAGATTAATGACTATATAGGCGCTCCTATGACCGCTACAGTTTTTGGCGGCGATAGAGAAAAGAGCAGTAGCAGAGAAGTAATAACTTCTGAGCTTATATATTATTGGATGATTGCTCAGAACATACCATTCGAATGTCAGAATTGGCATTTAAATCGTCTCCTTACGTTAATTCGAGTGTGCAATGTTAAAAATGCGCCTCCAAAGAAACGTAGTCAAGGGGAAATTATGCGCAGTAATGCTGCGTTAAATAAAGCACGTAGAGAACAAATGAATACGAAAGGATAGGTGATATTTATGGCACGTATTTGTCTTGATCCCGGACATTATAGCAATAGTTATAACGCCGGTGCTGTCAAAGGATACTATGAATCCGCTATCGTATGGAAACTCACCATGTATGAGAAAGAGTTTCTTGAGAAGTGGGGTCATGTTGTAGTCCTGACAAGAACTAATATTAATGATAACCCTAGCCTTACGGTTAGAGGTCAGAAAGCTAAAGGATGTGCTGCATTTGTAAGCAATCACACCAACGCTTGTGCGACTCCTTCTATTACCAGAGCAGTCGGTATCTACATGACTGATAAGCTCGGTACAGATATCGATGATAAGTCTAAAGAACTTGCTATTAAGATGGCTCAGACTGTTGATAAGAGCATGGGTAACATCGGTCATCAGGTATTTTCCAAATTGTCTGATAAAGACAGAGATGGAAATGGGCTGAAGGATGATAATTACTATGGTGTACTCCACAGCGCATTCGCAACTGGTGTACCCGGTATTATCATGGAGCATGGCTTCCATACAAACGCTGGTGTATGTAACTGGTTAATGAATGATAAGAATCTGAGAAAGTTGGCTGAGGATTGTGCTAAGTGTATCGCAGCTTTCGTTGGTGATGATGTTGAAATCAACGAAAAATCTTTGCCCGCATCTAACTTCAAGTCTCAGAGTAGAGAAGAGATTCTCGAAGTGGTAGGGCCTTTGCTTACGGAAGATCAGAAGGCTAGCGGTATCTTAGCGTCTGTCACAGGTGCACAGCTTATTCTCGAATCTGATGGTTTACAGAGTGAGCTTGCTCAGAACGCTAATAACTGTTTCGGCATGAAGGGAAACCTTTCCGGTAATACATGGCAAGGTTCCGTTTGGGATGGAAAACTTTATAGCAAGAAAACTTCTGAATGGGACGGAACTAAGTACATTGAGGTTGTAGCTGATTTCCGCGCTTACCCCGATATTCAGCATTCTATGGCTGATCATTCTGCATATTTAGCAAATGCAATGAATGGTAAGAAGAAAAGATATGAAGGACTTGTTGGTTGTACAGACCATAAGAAGGCTCTCCAGATCATCAAGGACGGCGGTTATGCGACATCTCCTGATTACGTACAGAAGCTTCTCAATGTTATCGATAAATATGATCTGAAGAGATTTGATTGTCCTATGGAGGAAAGTACCCCTGCTACTGGCGCTACCACTTATCCCGCAACTCCTTTTCTTGTTCAGGTATTAATCGATGATTTGAATTATCGTTCTTTACCGTCTATGAAGGGTGAAGTTAAGGGATGTACTGGTAAAGGTAAGTTCACCATCACCGAAGTTTCTAACGGCTGGGGTAAACTCAAGTCTGGTGTAGGCTGGATTTGGCTTGGTAATTCTACCTATTGTACTGTTTTAGACAGTGTGAAAGAAGAGCCCAAAGTTCCTTTTGTAGTTGCAGTGGACATTCTTAACCTTAACATTAGAACAGGCCCTGGTACTGGTTATGCTACTACTGGCACCACTACTGGTATTGGTAAGTTTACTATTGTTGAAGTTAAAGAGGGTAAAGGCTCCAAAGCCGGATGGGGAAGACTCAAGTCCGGAGCTGGTTGGATTTCTTTGGATTACACAACTCGTGTATAAGGGAGTTTAATCATGATAAGTTTCAGGCAAAAGGGCGACTTTTCCAAACTTACTCGTTACTTGGAAAGAGCAAAAAACGCTGTTAAAATTGGCGATCTAGACAAGTACGGACGAGAAGGTGTAGCCGCCCTCGCGTCTGCAACGCCAGTTGATACAGGATTAACGGCTAATTCCTGGTATTACGAGATAGTACATTCGAACGGATCGGTAACGATCAACTTTAACAATTCGAATATTCAAAATGGAGTTCCGATTGCCATCATTTTACAGTATGGTCACGGAACTGGAACTGGAGGTTGGGTACAGGGTCGAGATTATATCAATCCTGCTATCCAGCCTATTTTTGACAAAATCGCTAATGAAGCATGGAGGGAGGTTACTAAGCTATGAGTACTGTGGTTGATCAGAGAGTCGTCCAGATGCAGTTTGATAACAAGCAGTTTGAGTCTGGCGTTTCGACTACAATGTCGACTCTTGATAAGCTCAAGCAGAAATTGAACTTTACCGGAGCGTCGAAGGGACTTGAGAACGTTAACACTGCAGCTAAAAACGTTAACATGACGGGTCTTAGCGCAGCGGTACAGACAGTTCAAAGTAAATTTTCTGCGATGGAAGTAGTGGGTGTAACCGCCCTTGCTAACATTACGAA